CGCGCTGTCATTGTAACGGAGACTTGGGGTCGGGATCCAGAGGTTGACAATCGTCTACTGGTTCCTCTGACTCATCGCCGGGGGCTGAGTGAGCCATAGCTTTGTTGTCTTGCCGCACCCACTTAACGAAGGAGGGGCTGAACTCGGTATCGCACCAGTCATCGCCCCCCTTGAGGGCCACCCAGATGTTTTTGACAGCGCAAGGGTCTCCAATTGCGTCGAACTCCCTGAACATCTCAAAGAGACTGTTGTAGGAAACGACAGCGGCATAGGTTCCGTTAGGCCACTCTCCCACGCAGATCACCTCTTCGTGACTCTCGTGGTCAGGTACCAGTAGTTCGTCTTTTCGGTTGAGTACATACTGAAGATAGGCGTCATTCATCCTCTTTCTCCTTGTTATCATTTAACCGCTCCATGATTGGAGGCAGATCCTTGAGGTAACAAACAACGACCCAACCCTTCAGGTTCTGCCGGGTCAGCACCAGCGGGATATCGCCGGGTTTCCTGTCGTTGTCTGCCTGTTCCAGAGCTTGGTGCATGTGGAAACGCTCCACTCGTTTGACCTCCAGGTGGATGCCGTCGATGCCGATGATGTCGGCATCGCCAGCAACGCCACAGTACTGCTGGGCTCGCCTAGTGGATAGGTGTGGAAAGGTCTGGTTCAGCACAGCTGCTCCCTCCCTTTCCCCTCGTTTTCCCTTCTCCCTTGATGCACGTCCTTTGCCTTTGCTCATTTCCTGTTCTCCTCTGGTTTGAAGTGTATCTTATAACCACCACGATGGACAGCTCCGTGGTGGATTGACTGGTAACTCGGTGTAACGTAGTCCTCCCCTCTGAAGACCCTGCGCTGTCTCTCTTCCTTGGATGTCCACGTTGCTCGGATCCTCGCAGACTCTCGCGCAATGCGGTGATCCATTACCTGGGAGGCATTGGCATCGAGGTCGCAGTTTTTGATCGCCCATTTGTCAATGGCGTCAACGACGTTTCTGGGTAGCTCGTTTTTTCTCTTAGGCATCGCTAAATATCTGGGTCTCTGCGTCAAAGCGAAACACCATCTTCCTCTTGCGAATTGGACCGTTGCGTCTCTTGATACAGTGGACTTCGAAATCGTCCTTGTCACCGCTCGACTTCTCACTTCGACCGTGCCAGAAGCAGGCGAGGATGGCATCTGCGTCCTGTTCAATGCTGCCGCTCTCTTTCATGTCCGACAGATTGAACTGGATGTTCTCCCTTCGATCTACATCCCTGCTGACCTGACAGAGGGCCAGGATCCCCACATTGTAATCTCGGGCAGCTGCCTTGATTCTACGGCTGATCTCACTGACTTCCTCGTAACGCCCTTCCTTTTCGCCTGCAATCAATTGCAAGTAGTCAATGGCCACGAGCTGGACGGCGTGGGCCTGAACGCACTCCCGGATCGACTTCTCGATATCACCAATGGTGGTGACGCACCGGACGAATGGCCTTGCCTTGCCCTTGAAGTGCTTGTCGACTTTCTCAAGGGCCTTGTCCCTGTTCTTCTTCCACGACTCCTCGGAGCCGCCAACCAGTCTCTGGACCATCCTCCTGCCCAGCTCGTACTGACTCATCTCTGCTGAGAGAAGGAGAGTGGGTGTCCCCTGGCTGGCTTGGTGATCCAACCAGTGAAGCGCGAAGCTGCTTTTACCATGTCCGGGTCTGGCTGCGATAATGCAGACCTCTCCCGGACCCACCCCGTCAATCGATTGGTCTACGGCCTTTACTCCACACCCAAAGTAGTTGTGAGTGCCTAGTTGGCTGAGGAACATCGTGGCACAGGAAGCAAGGTCTTCATGTACCTGCGACTGGTTCCGCTTCCCCATTAGCTCGTAGGCCTTGCGAACAGTGAGGTCGATCCAGCGGTCAGACTTCTTGTAGCCGATTTCGTCGCACCAATACCGTATGGCAGCTTTGATCTCGTTGTCTGGGATGCCTCGCTGATAGATCAGCTCTCTGGCGATACAGAAGGCGATGGTGCTGCGGCTGGTGTCTCCTTTGAGTCCGGCGGTGTCACCCCGCCACCGACGTGCCAGGAGGCTGTCAGGCCACTTCAGAATCTCGTGAACACGCTCGCTGACGAAAGACCCGCTTTCCTTGGGGACCTTCTTCACAAGCGTCTCCCCCAACTTGGCAGCGATCTCGTCAAGATCGCTGCCAACCACAGGATGTACTTCGAGTTCGACTGTCTCCCAGTCGTTCTCCACATCCACAAACCTGGAGTTGTTCCATCCGGGGTACCGAACTAGGTTGCCCATTCCTTCGCCTGATAACTTGTCTTGCCGGGGGTATATTTCTCGTATCGGGATATCAACTTTCTTGGCCACAGACTTCCAGAACGACCTGACTTGCACAGCCGGGACTGGTTCCGAAAAGTGTAACCAGAGATGGGCTCCTGCTCCGCTGGAGCTAACTTCCATGACAGGCTTCAGGCCTTGTTCAGCCAGAAAGTGGTAGTAGCTCGTGGCTTTGGCTCTCCACTCTGGATCAGGGTCGTCGGAATGGTCGTCGAAGTCGAGACACGAGCAGTACACCTTGTTGTCTGGGGTCATGAGATAGAACCCGAAACAAATCTCTTGGCCCAAGTGACCCTTGCTGAACTTCTCGGGGTCAAGTGGGATAGTGTTCAGCTTGTGGGGGCGGAACCCCTTGCCGTTCTGGAGAGCGATGTACTCTTCCCGGCCTCTGAAATGTTCTAGGATCTTAGTCGAGTCCATTTTGGTTTGCCCTCCTGTTTCCTTTTAGAAATTCTATGTACTGGAGTAACCAGCGTAAGTCCTGCTCAATCCTCTGAAGTCTCTTCTCTGCCCTCTTTCCGATAAACTCGTTGATATCCATCTGCATTCCTCCGGTTGTAGTGCTTGTTACATTCCTTGCTTAGGCCGATGTGCATCAAGATCGCTTCCTTGGCGGAGCGACCGCCATTGTAGCCAAATAGCACGCCACAAGATTTACACCGGATGCGCTCTTTCCTTCTCTTCCGGTAATGCTCTCTCGCCATGGTACCCCCAAATAAAAAGAGAGGGTGACACGGCTGCCGTGAGTAGAAACAGCTAGCCGTGTCAACCCTCAGCTGGCCCCTGGCACGGGCCAGCTCCCCCGCTAATTACAGCTCGTTCCACTCGCCCTTGGTGGCCGTAGTGGCTCCAGCTTCGCTCGCCCAAGCCTCGCCATGAAGGGCGTTCACTTCGGCTAGGTCGCTCTCAGAAAGCTCCACAGCTGGCCCAGCAGAGGCTCTGGCCATGACTGGCCGCCACTTCTCGAAAGGGGTATCCCCTTCTTTCTTTGGCGGATCATAAGAGAGGGTCCACCAGCCTTCATTCCCCACGCAGTTGGAGTTTCCCTCTGCGATGTGAATGTCGGCAGGATGATCTCCCTTGAAACCAATCGTTTCCGATTCGAGTTCCCGCTTGACGAACGACACGCTCTTTTTGGTCAGAGGACCGTAGTAGGTACACTTGTTGTCAAACTCCTCGGTTTCAACGGGTACTGCATCCTCACCGGGAGTAACTTCGTGGAGCAGGACATTGAGGGTCAGGTAGACCGTCCAGTTGCCATTTCCACTTTTTCCGAGACGCTGTGACGCTACGCTACAAAAATACTTTCCAGCTTCAAGTTTACTCATTTCTTTTTCCTTTCGTTAAGGTGCTTCACTAGGTTCTTCCAGCCTTGTTTTCCATCCGGGCCAAGAGAGAACTTGGTCATCCCCAAACGGTTTCCAGCAATCCAAGCAGCAGAGCCTTCGCAGTACATGAAGCGTTCTGTACCACCCTTCCCCTTCGCTCGGTTGCCATCTTCATCAACCACGACGACGGTATTGATGAAACCAATCAGATCAGCACACTGATGCAGGGATCCCCACTGGCGTGGGTGCATTTGCGGAGTGTACTGGTCGTAGTCCTGGCCAGCAGGATTCTTGAAGGGCTTGACCAATGTATGGCAGAGGCCAATCACCGACATGTCCTTTTCTTCCCGCAGCTTGTCCAGACCTCGCAACAACTGTTTCCAGTGGGGCGTGGCCGTCTGGTAACCTTGCATGTAAGAGAGGAACCCACGAGGCCCCCGGTCGCCGCCATACTCTGTCTCACATACATGGTCATACAACATCTCTTCGAACCCGTTCAGCGTATCGAGAACCACGGTCTGGAAGTCGTGTTTGTGACTCCAGAGGGCTTCGATCGCTTCCAGTAATTCGGTCCAAGTCTTCAGTTCCGGCAGATGCGAAACAGGCGGTAGCTGGTCGTGGTCGATCAGGGTTTCTAGGCCTGTCTCTCCACGAGACATCAGGACAACCGGCTTCTTTGCATTTGCAGCAAGCGTAGTCTTGCCAATCTTCTCCGGGCCGTGGAAAACCATAAATGGCTTTAGCCCACGACCTGTTCCGGTTATCTGTGTCAGGATACCGGCGGGTGCCTCAGCTGTTGCGTTTGGCATGCTCTTTCCTTTCATTCCAATACGCTTCTAGGGACGAATGAAACACTTTGCCGAAGCGCAAAGCAGGTGCTTCAGGTTTGATCGGTTCGATCTTCTCGTTGTATCTCCAGTAGGCCTTCCGGCGACAGGACTGGAAGCAAGTTGCCCGAGAGTGCGAGATGCAGCGATCTCCGGAGAGATCGCTGCCCCCACGCTCCTGCCACTTCTCTGTGTCTTCTGGGTACGAAACCCCTTGGCAGAGGTCAAAGTATTCGCACTTCTGGCCGTACGAGAGGCAGTTACTGGTGTTCTGGTAGTGGGCCTTGGTCTCTTCTGCCCGTTCCATGTCCCGGCACAGGGCAACCAGCTGCTTGGAGTAGTCCACCATTTGCGCCTCGTTGCGATGAACGAGGGAGTATTGGTAGAAGAATCTGTCCGGGTCCTCTGCCACATCGGCGGCAATTCTCATCTTGTAGAGCGGTGCGGTCTCCTGCGACAAAGGGGTCTCAGCGGCCTTCTGAGGGGCTTTGGTCCCATAGTAGGTTCCGAGGTCCTCTATCTCGCTGCGCGTCCCTACGGCCCCCTCAGAGCCTCTGGGGATGCGTTTGGGCTTTGTAGTGATTTTCTTCACCACATCGTAGACGGTTTTGCGGATCTTCTCACCCATGAACCACTGGGCCATGTGGTAACCAGACAGCTGGGCATCGAACGAGAGCTTCTGGTAGTACGGATCCCACAGCTGCCGGATGTCGCTGGCCGACCGGGTCTTGTGTTCAACCAAGATCAAGCCCTGCTTGTCTCGCAGGAGCAGATCGATTTTGCCGACGTACCGCCAGCCGTTGGGGAACTTGAGCCGGAAATCCTTTTCGACCGCAACGATTTCACCAGTGAAGTTCTTCCACTGATCGTGGTAGGCCTGGGCCAGAACAGAGGCTCGGGCCTTGTCGATTGGAGAGAGGTCTGAGTCGTCAATTACCGATAGATGGGCGTCCATGTTGTCCTCCTTGTGGCCATGGGTGGGCCAGTTGAACAAAATGGTTGGCTCAAGTCAATAGGGTTGGAAAAAGAATGTCGCCCGGAGTGGCCAAGCTCCGGGCGACACAACCCTTGACCGCTTCGAATTGGAGGACAAAACGGCTCGCTGATTCTACTGTCTGCTTGACATCAGGACAAGCACTCCCAAAGAGTGCTTGGCCCGCTGGATGTCCTGTGGCCGTAACGGGCTTACTAACACTGATAGTGAAACCCTTAAAAATAAGCACCAATTTTACTTGCTGGCCTCGGGTAGCGAGTCTTGTGTGTCCCCTGTCCGGGCCACCTTGGCCCGCAACTCGCCTTTCTACTGCCCGCAGCACCTTCACCTGTACCAGCTGCTTGTTGGCTATGTCATGGCATGGTAACTTCCTCGGGTTGTTCGGTCAACCCATAGCCATGACGCCGACAGAGCTTGGAGATTGCCGATTCGGTAAATGGCTTACCAGCCCGGTTGAGGAGTCCCTCGATGGCAAGGAACTTGGAGATGTCATTCAGAGTGGTCCCCATTCCTCTCATGATCTTGATCTTTGTCAGGATCTCCTGCTCCTTTGGGCAGGGAATCAAGCGAGAGGAGTCCTCGGGGTCTACCATCAAGCCCGTGTTCGGATGGGCGTTGAATCGTTTGCCCTGGCTCTTGAGATGCGCGACCGTTCGTTTGCTGTGCTCTGACGTTCGCTCTCGTTCCCAGTTGGCGATGAGGCCAATCAGGTAGAGCATCATGCGGCCAATCGGGGATGCCAGATCAATCTGCTCGCTAATGGAAATGAGGTTACGCTCTGGTCCCTTTTCAGGCCGCAGGTGGTCCTCGACGATGTGGATCAGGTTGGAGAGATTTCTGGTAAGGCGGTCCAGATCAACTACGACGATCCCCTGAATTCCCTCTTCCTGCATTCGGTGAAACAGGCGAAGGAGACCGGGCCTCTTCATGTCCTTGGCACTGCCGATCTCCGATACAACGTCCACCAGCTCGGTGTCCGGATGGAGCTTGGCGTAGGCCCTGATCTGGGTGTCCTGTTCGTCCAAGCTGTGGCCCTCTTGCCCCTGTTCCTGTGTGCTGACCCTTGTGTATCCAATTAGTTTCATTGCTTGCTCCCCTTTTAATCGTCCCTAGTATCAGTGGTTAATACACACTCCTCACAGATATTCAGCTCCTACTGCTTCGGCAACTGATCCGAGGTAAACAACGTCAGCCTTTGCCAACTTGGCCTTGTCCGGCTCGCCCCAGTCCAGACAAAAGGCTCCACACAGATACGGATTGTACCTGAATTGGAGCCAGTCGGAGTCTGGGTAGCCTTCGACTGGAGGGGATATAAA